TGGACTAAATTAGAAAAAGATAGTTACGTAAAATTAGGAGAAACTATAGAGGAGAATACAGTTAGACAAGAGTTCATAGATTTATTTATTAAAGATTTCGATTCTATGTTTGCCCAGTTAATCTCTACTTACCCTATGAAAGTAAGTACTAATAATGGTATCCGAGTGTTACATGCCTCTAATCCAGATGCTAAGTCTAATGATAAAGCACGAAATAAATATCGTAAGCTTGTAGACGGTAAAGCACATGTTCATAAAAGAATAATGGCTTTACTAGATGTACAGTTAACAGTAGAGAAGAATAATCTTCAATACTTACAGAACTTAGAAACATGGATTAATAACCATACTTGGGAAAAGTATGAAAATATAACAGAAAATGACACAAAAGATAACGAACGACCAAGGATCACAAGATCCCTTTAAAGAGAAAGGCTTTAAAAGTATAAACAAAGCTATTAGTGCTTCTTTATATCAAGTAGAAAGTGGTATTAAAGGACAAAGACAAGTTTATAAAACAAAATGGGCTAGACTAAACAAAAATTTATTAGGTGGGTTACAACCTGGTAAAATGTATGTAATTGCAGGTAGACCTGGTGTAGGTAAATCAGCATTTAGTAACCAATTAATTTTTGACTTATTAGATAATAATAAACATAAGAAACTGCTAGTTTTATATTGGAGCTTTGAGATGCCAGGCTATCAGCAAATTTTGCGTGCTGGCGCTAAAGGTTCAGGTAAACAAGTTAGTGAGTTATTATCAGTAGAACAAAAATTAGAGCATGAAGAGTATCAAAGATTTAAAGCAGAGGTATTGAAGTATGCACATTATCCTATTTATTTTAATAATGTTCCTAGAGATATGGAGTTTATTAAAGAGGCTAATGTAGATATAACTAACAAAAGACCTGATCATACTATTGTAAATGTGTTTGACCATTCTCGTTTAATTCTAAGCAGTAAAGAGATGGAATTGCAAAAACTTAATGAAGTATCTAAAGGATGTATGTGGATGCAATCAAAAATGGGAACAATTAACATTTTATTATCACAACTTAACCGTAACATAGAGCAAGAGCACCGTGCTAAGGCGCAGTATCAGCCATTGCTTACAGATTTATTTGGTGGTGATTCTATTGGTCAAGATGCACATGTAGTTATGATGATACAACGTCCTTATGATTTATATGGTATTACTGATTTATATTGTGGTGAAGATCCTATTGGTCTTTTAGCAGTGCATGTAGAAAAGAACCGTGACGGCTTATTAGGAATGATACCTTTTGAAGCTGAGATGTCAACATTTACTATTAACGAAAGAAAGAAATAAAATGGATGAAAAAGAAAGAGCTATACATATTTGTAAAAATTTAGACCACACAATTAAAAATACCAAAAATGAAGGTATAAGAAGTGAGTTTGAATGGGCAAATTCAAGAGCCACAGTAAAAGACCTTAAAAGAAAAAAGGCAAATCTTATGAATAAATATAATTTAACCTCTAAAGACTTAAAATAATGGAAGAAATAACACACGCTAGTATTAGATTTTTACTATATGGTATTTTATTTGGCATGATGATAGTCATGTTTATAAGTACTATTCAATTTAGATCTTCTACCAAAAGCAATAACAAATTAATTGATAACATGAATAAAATGAAAGACAATGGAACTACCAAAAGCAAAGGTTAAAGCGAGCCGTAAATCGCCTAAAAACATGATAATATATGGTCCCCCTAAGATAGGTAAGACTACAGTATTGTCACAGTTAGATGATTGTTTAATTATTGACTTGGAAGATGGTTCAGACATGGTTGACGCTTTAAAAGTAAAAGCTAATAGTTTGAAAGACTTACAAGCAGTTGGTACAGCAATTATGAAGGAAGGGAGACCTTATAAATATATAGCTATTGACACTATTTCTAAATTAGAAGAAATGTGTGAATCATATGCTAAGCAAATTTATATGAAAACTCCAATGGGTAAAAACTTTGAAACTAAGAACCCTGGTGCATCAGTACTATCATTGCCTAATGGCGCTGGCTACTTATATTTAAGAATGGCCTACAAAGAATGGATAGATAAATTGAATAAACTAGCGGATCATATTATCTTAGTTGGACACTTAAAAGATAAGATGCTTGAGAAGAAAGGTAAAGAGGTTGCTGTTAAGGACCTTGATTTAACTGGTAAGATCAAGCAGATTACTTGTGCTAATGCTGATGCAGTTGGTTACATATTTAGAGAAGGAGATGAAACTAAGATTTCATTTGATTCAATGGATGATATAACTGCTGGTAGTAGATGCGAACACTTAAAGGGTAAGACCATGCCTTTAGAATGGTCAAAAATATTTATAGATTAAACACAAAAAAAATGATTGAATCAAGAAGCGCTGTAGAGCCTAGTACTACGACGGGAACAAAACCTACCAAAATAACAACTAGTATGATTATTGCTGATTTAGAAAATGGCATAGATCGTAATGGTATCAAAGACAAGTATTCTTTAGAAGCTTGGGAAGTTAAACAAATGTTTATCCACCCTGCATTAAAAGGTAAGAAAGCTAAGAAAGTTAGAAAATTATCTTTTGAATTTGTAGATGATACTGAAAATGCTGTAGATCCTAATCAAACTAGCATTGAAGTACCTACAATTGAGGATACTTTAGATTTAGTAAAAGAACAACAAGCTGAAGAGTTTGGAGAAGACTTTGACAACGAGTCAGACGAATTTGAATATTAATAATTAAAACCGATAAAAAAATGGCAATACAAAGTAATGCAAGTACAGAAGAAGTAATGGGCGGAATGAAAACATTCTCAGGCCTAACAAATGTTAGTGTAGTAGCAGTAAATCCAACAATGGCGGAATTACATGCAATGGACATTAATGTTAAACAAGAACCTAATTATACAGTAGAATTTAGTGGTGAATCATACAATAAAATTGTATTCTGGCTAAATAATTCTGATGGTAATTTTAGGTTAGAAATTTTAATGCAAAATAAACCTAAAGTTTCTCAAACTGGCAAACACCAGTGGATGAATGCAATTGGCCAATCTACGTGGTCTACTGACGAACCAACTTATGACTGGTGGAAAACAGAAGGACAGCGTAAAGCTTATACAGGTGAGGAGACTCTAATTAATTTTGTTAAAGCATGGGCTAACGTAGCATCAGGTGACGAAGTAACATTTGACACTATGCCAGCTATTGCAAACGGCACTACAGCAGAAATTAAATCTTTAGTTGAGGCTCTTAAAGGAAATCAAGTTAGAGTTCTTATAGGTGTTAAAGATAGTAAATACCAACAAGTATATACTAAGTATTTTGGTAGAATTAAGCCACAAAGAGATGATTTATTTATCAAAGCGCTTAATGATGACTATGGTTCATTTAATGCTGACTTTAATGCAGATTTAGTTTGGGGTACACATGTTGCAACTACTAAACTAGTAGCTCCAGACACTATTGCAGAAGAAGATGACTGGACAATGCCTGATGAGCCTCAAAATGGTGTTAAAGCAACAGAAAACGCGCCGTTCTAATGGCTATACGCAGTAGAAGCAGCGACGATCATTTACATACTGATGTCATACTTGGAAAAATTTCTGAGTATGACATTTTTGTGTATTATGTTCCTAGCTTTAAGAAGCTTGGTAAGAAGTTTAATAGTGAACTGCGGGAGGATAAAACTCCTACAGTTTCTATTATTCCTTACAACGGCAGATTATTATACAAGGATTTCGGTCATTCTGAACACGCTTTTAACTGCTTTAGTTATATACAGTATAAATACAATTGCTCTTTTATTGATGCTTTGCGAATTATCGATTGTGATTTTAATTTAGGACTATCTTCTAATGCTTCAGGTAAAAAATTTACTATGGGTATAATGGGATATAGACAAACTAAAACTCCACGATTTGAAAAACCTGAAGTTATTATTCAAAAACGTAAACGTCTTTGGTCTTCTGAAGATGCGAAATTTTGGTCTAAATACTTTGTCAGTAAAAAAGTTTTACGTAGTTTTGCCGTAGAACCGATAAGTCATTTCTGGGTAAATGGTACTAGATTCAGTTGTAAATCAATTACTTACGCTTTTAAATTTAATAATCGGTATAAGATCTATTCTCCTTATGATGAACAAAATAAATGGTTAAGCAACACGAAAAAAACAGACGTGCAAGGCTATAATCAACTCCCAGATACTGGTGAGCGACTAATCATCACTTCTTCACTAAAAGATGTTATGTGTTTACATAGCGCAGGTTATCATTCGATAGCTATGCAAAGTGAAATGCAACTTCCAGAGGAAAAATTAATAAGTGAGCTTAAACAAAGATTCAATACAATAGACATTTTATACGATAATGATTTTGACAAAGAAACTAATCCAGGTCAAACAATGGCCAAAAAGATTTGTGACTTATATGGTTTTAAAAATGTATGCATCCCTGACAAATTCAAATCTAAGGACCCTTCTGATTTGGTTAACAAGGTAGGTGCTTTAACTGAACTTAAAAACATATTAAATGACAAGAGATGAAATTATTGAAAAACTGAGAACAAGAAAAGGTTTCTTAAAAAAAGGAGCACAATGGTTAGCCGATAAATGGGAAACAGATATAGCAATTATTAGAGATTGTAAAAAGCTTGTAACTTCTGAAGAGTGGGTACAAGAGAGAATGAATAATGATAATGGTCACGAGTTGACTGAGAGTCAAGCATTCTCAAAACATTTATTGGATAATGGATTGACAATGGCAGATGTAAAGTCTGTTAAATTTTGGCAAAACTTTAATGGAGAGCAAAGATATAGTATAGTAACTCATAACCAATGGCATGAACAGCCGCAGGTTAAAGAGGAGTTATTAGATTATTTTAGATCTAAATCACATAAAGTTAAAAAGCTTAAATATACTAAACCTAAAGACCCTGTATTATATGAAATATCATTACCAGATATACATTATGGTAAGATAACAGAAGATGACCCGGGAACTATAGAAGATCATTATATGAAAGCTATAGTAGATTTACATAGAAAAGCAGATGGAATTGAGATAGATAGATTTTTATTGCCTGTAGGTAATGATGGTCTTAACTCTGAAGGTTATTCTAGAGCTAC